GAATTAACGGCAATTACCTACGGAAAAGGGTGTTTTATTAAACTATTTTGCTAAACTTTTTAGCACACAATTGCTAATCATTTTAGACAAGAAATGACCTTTTTTGGGACATTTTGACCCCTTATAAATCTCTTTAACATAATTTTAACAAATGGCTGAAACCCTTGATAGTGTTGGGTTTTACGACATTCTGTACACCTTTATGGACACTTTTTTGGAAACACCTGTTGTTTTTTCGGACATAATGCCCTTATCTTTGACATGCTCTTTGAAAGACGGCCCCACTAGTTGACAACGCACCCTACCCCGATGCAATATCGCGGCCTAAGTGCGGGAACAGACACGAACGGGTCATCACCAGTCACTGCCGACCACCCTTGAAGGTAATACACAGGGCTGCCACGGCAAACTTGAATAGGACAGGTAACCATGTCTCACGATAATGCGGTTGGGCGAAAGCGGGACCCAAGGCGGTGCGATAACCAAGCATCCCTCCCGATAGTACCAAAGACCAGTAATGGTCACGACATGGCGAAGGTCGATCGATGCCCACAGGCGTAACCTGTGCGAGCCTCTCGATCATCACGACAACTGGTGCGGTAGTTCAGCCCGCTGACCCCCAAGGCTCACGACCTTGCCGCACCGCTCATCAAACCTCAAAACAATGGAAATCATCGCAATCAACAAGAGTCACCAAACCAAGGTGAACAGAGCCATCTACTGGCTAAAAAAGTACAACGAATTAAACACTCAACGCGACACCGCTAGCGACTATGATGAGTCCGCGCTTTATAAAAAACTGGACCGCCAGTGTGCAGCCAGTTTCGATAAGTATCTGGACATCGTTTGCGAATTACCCAAAAGAGAAAGGGAGCGCATTGAAAAATCTGAATTGTATTAAACCTCAAAACCTCGATACCATGGCACAATTAGTCTACCGCAGCCCCAAAAGTGGCCGCAGAATTATCAAGAACCTCTCTGTAGAGGACAGAATAATCCAGAAACATGTTGCACTCGGACTTTCCTTCAAGGAGGCCCGCAATCAACTCAAGTGGCTCCAATGCAAGATTGAGACACGCTTACTGACCAGACAAACCCAATTCGCTTAAACTCAAAATTTATCAACCATGATTCAGCAACTTATCGATCGCGGTGCGATCTTCTTTGTGAACGACTCTGGCGGCAAAGATTCACAGGCAATGAAAATCTTCCTCAGCAAGGTGGTTCCGCATGATCAACTCGTGATCGTGCATGCTGACCTTCCAGAGGTTGACTGGGACGGATGTTGGGACCATGTCCAGAGCAACTCACTGGGCATCGAGGCGCATCTGGTACGCGCCAACAAAACATTCTTCCAGATGGTGGAGCATCGCGGCATGTTTCCATCTGCGCAGCATCGCCAGTGTACATCCGACCTGAAGCGCGCACCCATCGAGAAATTCATCCGCAACTGGTGTAAGGATCGCGGCAAGACCCTGATCGTAAACTGCATGGGCATCCGCGCAGAAGAGTCCGCTGCCAGATCAAAACAAAACCCTTTCCGCTTCAACGAACGCAACAGCAAGTCTGGACGCGAATGGTATGACTGGCTGCCCATCTTCGACTGGAGCGTGAAGGAGGTCTGGGCCGAGATTGAAAGCGTAGGACAGAAGCGCCACTACGCGTATGATCTGGGCATGAGTCGGCTTTCCTGTGTGTTCTGCATCATGTCCAACAAGAGAGACATCCAGATAGCTGCAAAGCACAATCCAGAGCTGTATCAGAAGTATGTCTCCACCGAGGAGCGTCTGGGCTTCACGCTGCTGATGAGCGGCAAGGAGAAAAACTGGCTGAAGGATATCGTTGAAGGTCGGTCCAGTGTAAATCTCCCAGACATGGTATGCGCCTAATTGTAAACTCAAAATTTGTCAAACATGAGAAATGAAAGCCTAAATCGATTTCTGCTAATCGCATTCAGGATAGCAGCAGTGCTGTTGATCATGTATGTGATCGGACTCCTACAGGACCCGTATTGCAGATAGCACACCGAACTGGCGGGAATGACCCGTTTGCCGAGCGATACGGCAGCCAGTTCCTCACCAAACCTCAAAAGCATGAACATTCAAACCATCCGCAAACTTCAGCGACTACATGGGTACGCTGAGTGGCAAAAACTGATTGACAACGGAACAGCATGGGTCATGGAAGGTTATGTTGGCAGAACTGCCATGGACCTTCTGGAGCAAGGCGCATGTATGCTACCCAAAAAATCATTTCGCGATTACTATGGTAACAGAGTGCCTTCCAGAGATGACCTTAAATCTGGGACCAAGGGTACATACCAGAACACAATCAATTTCTTCACTCAAAACTTTTTACCATGATTCTAGGACTAGGATTTAAAACGATGGAGGAGTACTTCGACTACATTCTGGAAAGCAGAACGAACGGCAATCACCGACAGGCTCGCCAGTTATTCTATGCACTGGAAGATGGAATGCAAGGCCCAAGGCGTGACTTCTTCGAGTATGTCGAAGAGGTATACTACTACGAGGCAAAGCATAACAATGTCGAAGACCCGATTCAGGAACTAAAAAATTATTTAGGACTAAACCCCAGATAAAATGACACATCCCGCATTAAGCCCAAAGGTTTGCATCATCCCAGAGTTCAGCGACCCTGAATGTCTGGATGCCCAGATACACCGAGTCTGGGAAGACTACAGAAAGTCAAGAAGTAAAAAGCAAAGAAGAGAATTGAAGGCCGAATATGAACGGCTGACTTCTCTTGATTGGCAAAAAGTTGGATGGAAAAGATATTCTAAAATTTAAAATCAATCAACCATGGAAAAGCATTTCCCTAACGGGTTTTCTGCATGGCAAGAAACCCACTTTGAAATCGTACAAGCAATCACGATCGAACACATGAAAGATGAGCCATCTGGCATCGTTGCGGAACGCCACGCAGAGCAAGGTCATGGCGGCCTGTACGAACTAGCTGAAGAGCTAACAGACGAGTTCGAAACTCGCTATGCAAACTTTGAATGGGATGGTAATTTTTTTGATGTCATTGAAGATTACATCAAGGAAAAGAGAGTTGTGGTTTGATTCCCCATGGCCGAACTGGATGGTCGCAGAGCGGGTTCGACTCCCGCTCCAGTTCCTCATCAAAACCTAAAAAAATGGAACCAATCAAAACGCCCACTGAGGTAAGGTCTGGTTATGTAGATGACCAAAACTTTACTCATATTGATGTCTGGTTTACTGAGGATGATAACGAAGAGGGTTTTACTGCGGCCATTGTATGTAACGACACCGCAAAGGTTTACTTCTGTGATAACAGATTGCGAAACGACCCAAAAATTCTGGAAGAGATTTCAAATGTCCTTCAGTCTATTCCACAGACAATTATCGTAGTACTAGATCAAGAAACCAATTAATAAACCTCAAAAATTAAAACCATGTTAACCGCACAAAATCTGCTAGAACAACTTTTGCAAGTGCAAAAAGAAGGCCACGACCTGTCTGGTATTACAATCAACTTCAGGACTAATTACGATTCAGACATCCAGACATGCGTATCAATTTACGAAGACCTTTTCGATCCTGAAACTAATTCTCGGTTGCAATCTCTGGTGATATTGTCAGAAGACCCCGATGCTGATGCGGGGCCATACGAGATTGATCCAGAGGAAAAGTATTGGAAGGCTGTCACTACATGTAGCGAACGCTTTTCTGATTATGATCCTGATGAGTATTAGTAAGTACCAACGAACTGGGATGGTCTCAGAGTGGTTCGACTCCACTCCCAGTTCCGAATCAAACCTCAAAAAAATGAACACTAACAACACAACCAATGCATGTGCATCATGCAACGAAGAGATCGGAGAAAACGATTTCATCGCCATTAACCTAAAGGGAGAATCAATTTGCGAATCATGTGAACAGAACGCATGGGAGTACGCATGCTCAGTAATTACATCACACCATGGTGAAATAAAAAAGTACAGGTGGTGTGAAGAGTTTGGATTTAGGGACGCTGAATATTGGGAGGAGTCAGACCCCAATGGCGTTTCTGGTTTCAAGTATGTGCGTACTGACGGATGGCGTGGATACTGGGATGTAGTGATTGCCGAAGGATACACAACCCTTGCATCTGGATGGTCTACTGGTAGGTGGGATGATGTGAGCTACAAACATGGATTCAACGATCTGGTAGAGAACATTCAGGATGGAACACTTGAGTGTCCCTACGAGTTGATCTTCGCATTTGGTCTCACAAGCAATGTATTCAGCATCTCTTCTGATGTTATTATTCGAGAGTCTGACATTGAAAAATTTTCTCAGTGGCTCGTAGAAGAGGCTGGGTTATCAATTGAAGAATTACAATCAACATTAAAATAACAATTTAAAACATGAGTTATGAAATTCAAAGTAACAAAGTACGATCTCGATGAAACAAAAACATCGCTCGGAACCATTGAATGTGCAACATTCATGGATGCCGTAGAAAAGCACAAGGAGATTTCCAAAGAACACCCAGACTCGTTCATCAATTTTGTTGAGCCAGAGGGTGAGTTCTCTGGGACCATGCCTTCCTTCATATGCGGACAGGCAGACAACATGAAAGCCGATGAAAGGAAACTGGATGCGGGCTTAATAAGTTGGGATCAATACACGCGCAAGTGGTATCCCCAGACAATGGCAGAAGAGAACTATTAATAAATATTTATTCATCACTAAATCAATTCACATGAACAATCAATCAAATGCCGAGACTCTGGGCAAAGTAGAAAGCAGCGTCATCGAGAACATTCTTGAGCAAGCAAACCTTTACTGGGCAGTAAAAAAGGAACCGCTATTCCTCCCTGATGGAACAGCCACTCCGTACTTCGCTCATGTCAAGCAAGACGATCAAGGTATTCTTGGTTCAAGCAAAGGCTCTTACGAAGTATTCCAGAACTGGGAATCAGCAGAGTTAATCGCCCGCGTATGCGAGAAGACTGGCTTTGAATTCCATGGTGGAGGATCGTTTAACGGAGGAAAGCAAATCTATCTTCAGTTGCTTACGCAATCCTACAAGGGTATTGGTAGCAACAACGATCGGATTGACAACTTCGCCACGATCATTAACTCTTTTGATGGGACAACATCTTTGCGATGGGGGTTGTCAAACATTACAATCTCATGCAAGAATACTTTCTGGTCTGCTTATGAATCAAGCAAGAACAGAGTAAGCCACACAAAGAACATGCGCACACTGATCGACAATGCTCTGGTCGAAGTAGACAGACTTGTTGTTGCAGAGAAAACTTTGTACGAACGCTTGTTTAGACTTGCAGATATTGAAGCAAGTGAAAAGCATATTAAAAGCGTTGTAAAGGTGGTTACTGGTTTAGATGCAGACAAGAGGTATGATGATCTTAAAAAGCCTCAGATTGTAAAAGCAGAACGCCTTGCATCGGATATCAACAGAGAGATCAGCGAGAAAGGGAAGACCTTGTGGGGATTGTTTTCTGGTGTCACCAGATACACAACTCATAGCGTGTACCCAACCCCAGAGAGGCGCGAACGCAGTAAGGCAATCGGGACAAGTGCTGACATAGACAATCTTATCCTCAAGATCCTGACATCTGATATAGAAGAGTTGGTTTACGAGGGGCAAGAGTGATCTAAATTAGGTACATTTGTCCTATATTAGAGATTATGTTAGCTAATGTGCATACAGATTTGGTGTCTGCTCTCGAAGATTGGGAGCGGACACCATTTTATAAAATCATCGTCTGTTATTGTTTTGAAGATGGCTTTATACCAGTCATGCAACATGCTATTGTAGATAACCTAAGCCATGTCGACTTCATAGGCTGGCATACAATAGGCGGCATTACCTCTCATAATAGGGCAAACGATAGCTGCTATTATCATTTTATGGTAGACGGAAAAGTTTTACAAGAACTGATCGACTACGCGAGAGATGACTACCATTTTTTTACCATGGCATTGCAAACCCATGCCTTAAAAAACTAAACATGAATAAAAATAACAACCATCATAATGATGTTATACTGCCGTCCCCAGGTATCAAGGTTTCTTCAACGCTGATTCCAGAAGACAGATTTGAAGACATCAACGACTGGTTCCAGTACATCAACAATCAACTCAACAAAGCATATGGACACTATCATCCGAAATTACAACCAAAGGAAGCAAAGCCTAATAGCGACTCTATTGCACAAGTTTTGCGTAGATGAAAGCAGAAAGCAGAATGTCGCGAAACAACTGGAAACCATAATAGATCATACGTTAACTCCATCAGATCCCGCCATAGCAATCAAGAGAAGCAAGAGGGAAACATATCTGGAAGTGGGGTCGGTTGTAAAGAATCTGAAGAAGGAGATAGCCGTACTTAGACATACAAATGCTAAGATCACATCAGAGATGTCTGGTGGGCCAACCCCTTCAATCTTTAACGCTGAGTATGTAAACACAATCAATCAGTACATCCTTGCAAATTCAATGAAAAAGAATGACTTCAGGGAGTTGATTATGGCATACAATTCTCCAGTCTCGCCCATACTAAACGAGGACTATTTTAATAAATCACTTCAGATTGTTTCTGAATACACGAACGTAGAAGCAAAAAAAATAATCAGCAGAAGTAGGAAGTCGGCAGTTTACCATGCAAGAAGACTGCTAGTTGTTTCTGTTTTATGTTTTTATAAGACTACGCTTGTGCAATTGGGTAAACACCTGAAGAAGGATCACACAACAATTATTCATTACATAGACGCTAATAAAAACTGGAGTTATGATAATAAAAAGAAAACGAAAAGCACCCTTCAAGTTCAGGGCGCGTAAGGAAGACATGCAGCCATGGAAATTCATAGCTCTGCTAAATATACCAGAGGTGAAGAGGGCAGCAGTGGCCGAGTATATTTATGGGTCTGGGGAAACAAACCAAAGAAGTCTTCTGTCAAGGAAGTCGGCTGGCTTGTTAAGGCCAAGCGACAAGGAGATTCAGAAAACCCTTGAGTTCTACGCCTCATTGAAGGAAGAGATAGAGGACATTTTAAGCACACACAATCGCATGTAATGGATCAGGATAATAAACCAAAGGAACTATCAAAGGTGGGTTCATTGCGCCTCCAGAGAGGCCACAGGTGTTTTGCCTTGGATTTGAGGACGGGGAATGTCTTTGAGGTTGACTTCCCCTCCCATTCCGAGGATGGTAAGAGCCTTATTCTGGACGGGTCCCACATTTATGTGACAGCTCTCAACCCCAGAAACGCAGAGAAGAAATTCAATAAGATGCTGTCCCCGTCTGGTTCGCAGATCGCGAAATGAGAACCGAATTGTCTTGTTTTTTGTAACAAATAATGGTATAAAAATGTTACAAATTCGGAAGTATTCCGAGTTACAATACTAAACTTGTCAAGTTTATTGTGCAAAAACTGGACATATATTTCCATTTTGGAAATAACTGCTTTGGTTTTATGTTAAAATCCACGCAGATTGTAAATATATTTCTGTTTTGCAAGGCTTTTTTATACCCTTTACCGTATAGATTATACCTTTTACCGCAAGATTGTACCCAGTAGGGTGCATTTTAATGGGTCATCGTTGTGCAAATTATAGGCGCATGGTTCAAAAACTAGGCGCAATTTATACTCTGAGTATAAGAATTTGCATGAAATTTTTTAAAAACCCATGCAATGTCTATATTCGTTGTCTCACGTATAGATACACGCGTGTATCTGGGTTATAATGTGTATCCCAGATGTCACAAAAGGGTTACCAATAACGAGTTATAACTCCATAATTGGTGGAATAGTGTCCGAAAAGAGACACAAAAAAACATTTTGAGACATCACAGATACTAACTACCTTCGCACTCCTAAAGGCGAAGCTTTATAACCCAGTGAATTACTTCGTTTTATAACGAGTATTTACAAAGTGTGTATCTGTGTGTGTATCCAAACCTAAAATCACTCACACATGGTAAACTACACAATCTACGAGCGCAACGATGTACTTCAATTGCGCATCAATGGTGGTAAGCACAACCACAACATCAGGTTTTCTCTTGGAGTTAAAGTATCCAATCTGAAGTTTAATCCAGACAAGGCAAGGTGCCAGTCAACATCGGAGGCTGCAATCAAAACCAATATCCTTATCAGGGATATTGAGGAATGCATAGAGAAGGCCGCTCTCCTACCCAAGGATGACCTAACGCTGGAAACCCTGAAAGATCAGGTGCTTTCCATAGTCAAACCCCTAAACCAGAGAATTGAAACCAGAAATGGATACCTTCTGGACTGCATCAAGGAGTACGTTAACTTCAGCGAAGCGGGGGGCGTTAGGAGCGCTACCAAAAGACCGCTCAGTGAGGTAACCATATCTGTGTATAAGTATTTTTTAAGTCTATACCAGAGGTTTCTTGCTAATCACAATGATATAAACCTACACGATGTTTCTGTTCATGGGGTTACTGAGCTGCGAGAGAGAAGGTCCCGTGTGGATTCTGTAAACTCTCATCTTTTGAACTTTAGAAACTGGATGATTCAGGAGGGAATGCACCCCAATAGTCAATACGCCCACATAACTAAGGTTGTGGCGGTTATGAATTGGTACGCAGCGAAAGAGGTTCTTGTTATTCAATACGAAGCACCATCCAGAAAGCAAGTGTCTGACAGGGTGTTTCTGGAGCCTTCAGATGTGAAGACAATACTCAACAACTACCACATCAGAAACAGGCTGGAGGATAGCCATAGATATCTGTTTGACTTGATTCTCTTTGGGTTAACTACCGCTCTTCGCAGAAGGGATTTAATGCAATTAAAGGTCACTGACTTTAAGTATGTTGACGGGAAATATTTCCTTACCAACATGAATAATAAAACTCTCATCAAGACAATGGCCCAGGTTCCAAAGTTCATTTATGATATTGCGGTAGAGAACCACAACAAAACAGGATTTGTTGTTGGAGCAAACCCATTCGAAACAAACGCTCTGGTTAGCGCCCATTTACACACTGTATTAAATCAGCCAGAGTTTGAACAGCTAAAGAGACTACATACCAAACAGAAGTTAGCTCCAGATGGCAAATCTCAATACCCCAAAACCGACAAGCTATACAAATTTGTGACACCGCATGTGCTGAGGCGTAGCGCTATTACATCAATGCTTGTTGCTGGCGTTGACGAAGAAACGGTAAAGAAGATGAGTGGACATGCGAGGAATAGCGACTCTTTCAATGTCTATGTTGGACATGTACAGAGCCACTTCGATGAACAATCTAATAAGTATCTATCCTTTATTGGGTCTTAGTAAGTTGTTGAATTGCTGAAACCAACGCTGAGTTACTAGCTGTGACCGCCTCTAAATGAGCCTGTGTCATGGCTAGTTTTTCTTTTAGTTGATCCAGGTCGTTATTTTCAACCACTCCATCAATCATAAACTCATAAGAAACATTAAACCTTTTCATTAGCAGTCTCAAGTGCTTGAAAGATATGGTCTGGTTGTTATGTTCAATATTTGCGTATGTAGATCTGGCACATCCTAGAATCCTGGCCATCTCTGATTGGTTTAGATTTTGTTTTAACCTAAGATCTTTTACCCTCTGGTTGATATCGGTATAGTCATCAACCTCCCTATTTGTATCAACAATAAGCATCTTGCCTTCGTTAAATAAAAACCAGTCTCTTGAGATGTTAGGATCGTAAGAAACCACGGCTTTCCAAATGGTGTCTGAAACATAGGTGGAATCCTTTTTTTGTTTAGTTATCTCTGCCTTCTCGATTCCAGTGTGCTTGATAAACTGAGCCTCTGTAATCCCCCAGTACTGGAATAGATATTCAATCCTTTCCCCTGTCGTTTGTTTTCCTCCTTTGTTTACTCTCATAGTTTATACTTATTTAGTTTTGTTTAATAAATTATCCTAGCATACCAATGAGAAAAAAACATTATATGTTGGTGATTTTCACAACGGTAGATTGCAAACATATGGACAATATGACACAATTTGCAATGACGAAAATCATGTTTCGCGTAAATTTGTGGATAAATAAAGTCCATTTGTCCTTATTTGGGACATTAAATATCTAACTAATTTAGTGTAATACTAAATAAATTAGCAATTGGCAAGGGGTATAGTAAAATATGATTTCGGGAAAAACAAAGTTACCGTGCTTGGTTTTAGCAGTGATCTTGATGTTTTACGAAACTGGATTTGTAATGTATACCGCCCACTAGCGGAGCGTTATGTGGTAAAAACGATCAGAAAAAATTCAGTATTTATACGTAATTATGATTGGGAACATATACTTAATGTTGCCCGCGAAGAGTTGATTGTGATGGATTGGTATTCTGAGATAAAAGACAAACACAAATAAGTGTTAATTCCAAATAAAACCTTAATACAAAAATTAAAAATGTACATAACTATTTTTTAAACACTGTGTTAAAACAAATCCTATGCTTGATTATTTAGTAAAGCCAATCCAGCCAAACGAAGTCGAATGGCGCGTGATTACAAAACCAAAAGATGGCCGCATTACAGTAGCCCCATACATCGACAGTAGATGTGTAATGAAAAGACTTGACCAGCAATTTGGCCCGCTATCATGGAACACAATGGTTCACATAGACGGTGACAACTTAACGCTGATGCTCCAAGTAAGCCAGGATGGAAAGGAATGCACAAAAACTGATGGCGTAAAACTGCAACCCTCTTCTGACAACGATCAGATTGACCCAGTCAAGAGTGCAATTAGTGATGCTCTTAAAAGAGTTGCTGTGCAATTCGGACTTGGAAGAGACCTTTATGAGTACCCATTAATTCAGGTGCAATCAAACGACAGGTTCATCCCAAACTGGGCCAAACAAAAGTTATCAAACCTGGTAGCGAACATTGTCTCTGGGGATTTTAACAGGGAGTATATCCTTATATCTCAAGACACTTCAATTGAAACACCAAAGACACAACAATCAGTTGTAACATCCTCTGGAAAACCAGAATTAGATGGAGCAAAGTTTGCAAATATGTTAGCAGCTATTAACGCAGGCAAATGGAAAGAGGTTGAACAAGCATTGCCTAAGTATAATGTAGCACCAGATTACGAAAAAGCAATACGATCACAAATAAAGGCTTTCAGATCAGGAACAGCGCTTGATCAGGTGTCAACCAAACAGTAGGCCAAACAGGGGGGTATATCCATACTCCCCAATTTTAAAAATACTAAGACTTATTTTAGGACATTATGACTAAACTACAATACATTAGAAGTAAGACAAGGGAAGAATGGTTAGAGCAGAGAAAGAAAATGACAACGCTTGGAATGGTTGGAGGCACAGACTCTGGAACCATACTTGGGTTGAATAACTACAAGTCAAGAGTAAAATTATTTTATCAGGCTGTAGGATATGAGCCAATGACGGACACAGATAATGAGATAATGTTTCATGGTAGAAACCTAGAAGACTATGTTGCTGACTTGTGGCAATACTATGGTGGAACATCGGAATCCTTGATCACAAACTATGATAAGTCAATCAAGGTAAGATCAGCAAGGAAGTTAAAAGCCATGGTTGTTAACCCAAAGTTCCCGTGGATGTTTGCAAATGTTGATAGGGTTATATCTAAACACCCAGACAAAAAGGGAAAGGGTATACTTGAGATCAAGACAATGTCATCTTATCATTCTGAAATGTGGCAGAGCGGAATACCCCCCGCGTATATCATCCAGATACAGCACTACCTAATAGTTACAGGATACAGGTACGCGGAGATTGCCATACTTATGGATGGCAGAAAGTTTGACACAGTTCCGTTTGATGCTCACGATGGAATCCAAACTAAAATACTGGAAGCAACAGAAGACTTCAATAAAAGAGTATTATCTGGTATTGAGTTGATGAAACTTGGAATGCCAGACGATGAGTTGATATACGCATTAAGCGAAGTGCAGCCAGAGCCAGAATCAAGCGAAGCCTTTGATGACTATATGAGTGAAAGGCATAAGCGAAGGATGAGTGAGAAAACAATTGAGGGCAATGATACCATCTTGGATGTCGCAAAGCAATATAAGAATGCGCAAGAAGGTGTAAAGGCGGCAGAGACCGAGAAACTGAGGATAGCAGGTATTATAAAAAACTACATGGAGTCTAATAGTGCTACTGTAGTGAAGCTGGGTGATAGCGGGACGATCACCTGGAGGAAGCAGCTAAATGTTAACTATAAAGAAAGTAAAGATGACAGGACTGAGCTTGGTTTTTGATCTTACAGAAGAGCAGATAAAGAAATTGAAGCAAGATCTTATGGGATCTACAGAACAAGAGCAAAAGCCCAAGGGTGAAGAGGTTAATTACATTAACACTAATGATGCTATACGTAAGTATAAGATAAGTAGGAAGACTCTGGCTAGATGGATATCTGATGGGTTGCCGTATATAAAGTCAAGGCCAAATGTTTTTGTTGAATCGGATATTGAAAATTTTATTCAAAGAAAATTCATTAGAAAAAAATGAAGCTGGAATATTTAGAGAGAGCGATAAAGTCAAACTTTATTTTAACCAACAGGACTGACAGAAGTTTAACTGGTGCTAGAGAGGAAGAGTCAATGTGGCCCTTATACATATTCAGTAATCTGGCAAGAGAGTATGATTACTCGTGGAAAGAAATAGCAGACTACCTAGGATACTTTAATGAAGAGGTTAAAGATTTTTATAAGAACGCAAAAGATTTAAGACTAAAAAAACTAATGGCAATGATTAACAAGAATGAGACAACGGAGGAGATAGACAACTTCTACATAAAGTACAAGCTGGTAAGAGCTTCCGTTAGCAATCTTACTAAACCCATTTTAAATGAATTCAACATCTACCAAAAGTAGCTACAATAGAGTTGTAGCATACGGGAAGGTGCTAGAGAAAAACACGAAGTCCTTCCAAAGAGAAAATAAAGATTATATGTTTCTACAACTGGTTATACTCTGCGAGTTTTATGAATACATAACCGACAAGGTGTTTACCAAGTTGCATGTAACTAATGTTTGGAACCCAAAATTACTCTCCATATGTGAGACAATTGAGGTTGGTGATACGGTTGAAGTAGAATCATATGTGGAGACAGAGCGCAACAGAAAAGATCCAGGAACATTTTATCATAAGATGAATGCTACTAGAGTAATAAAGATAGAGCAATGAGTGGAAGATCATCTAGGGTTAAGGGCCACGCCTTTGAGAGATCAATGGCAGAGCATTTCAGGAATCTTGGTTATACAAAGTGTCGTACATCCAGATATGAATCTAAGATGCTAGATGACCAGGATATTGACTTGACAAACACAAAGCCTTTCAGTATTCAGTGCAAGGCGGTTGAGAACCTAGGCAGCGCACATGATGTTTTATCGGCAATGCCCAATGATGAGAACTATAATGTTGTGATACATAAAAAAAATAGAAAAGGGATCGTAGTGTCTATGACGCTTGATGACTTTTCAGAAATTATACAAATGCTTTTTATAAACCAAATAGTAAAACCATGATTAAACTACAGTTGATTGGCAAGCTGGCACAGGATGCCACCGCCAAAAATGTCGGAGACAAAGTTGTTGTTGAGTTGCAAATCCCAGTGAATGAAAAGTACAAATCGAATGGCGAGACCATGGAGCGTACAACATGGGTTAGAGGAAGTTACTGGGTGAAGACTGACAACATTGTTAAGTACTTGAAGAAAGGAACAACAGTTTTCTTAGAAGGAAGACCAGCGGCAAACGCCTACAAAAACAAGGATGGGGAAGCTAAAGCATCACTAGATGTGTATGTAAACGAACTAGAGTTTTACAACACACCTTCTAATGTTACAGCACCAGTCGAGTCAGAAGAGGCGCTACCTTTTTAATAACTAAAAAGAAATATCATGTATTGTGTACCTGTATATAAACCACAACCCTTGTGGATAGACGCGTTGCACTTCTTCTTTGTTGCGCTACCTGTTGCTGGGTTAGTATTAACTGCGGTTCATATCGCATTTTGGATAATTGACTTTGTAAGATGGGAAAGCGTGTAACAAATGTGGTAAGGTCTTCCCTATCTGGAAGAATGATGGCGGCTACAGATATTGTAGGCAATGTTGGATGCAACAATCCAACACTAGGATCAACCCAGTAAGCGACAAGAAAAGGAAGCAAAACAAAGAATACTCTGTCTTGCGCAAGGAGTTTTTAAAAGACAAGACAAACTCTTATTGTAAAGCTGCCCTACCTGGTTGCACTGGAAAGGATAAGTCTACGCTAACTATACATCACATGAAAGGCAGAGGGAGGCACACGCTGGATAAAAACACATGGGTCACCCTTTGCTTTAATTGCCATCGATGGGTTGAGGAACACCCAGAGAAAGCGAAGATTATGGGACTATCACTAAACAGAAATGAAAACTATGACAGGACAGGGACTACGCCACAATCAGGGGAAGAACAGACATGATCTTCTTCCAGCCTGGGCGCTTAACGAAGTAGCCAAGGTATTCACGGCAGGCGCAAACAAATATGCCGACAGAAATTGGGAGCTTGGGATGAGCTGGGGCAAATGCCTAGCAAGTTTGAAGCGACACCTAAATGCTTTTGAAAGAGGTATCGATTACGATCAAGAGACAGGCTTACTACACATGTCTCATATAGCAACGAATGCTCTCTTTCTTTTACAGTATTACAAGATATATCCTCAAGGAGATGACAGACCGCAAGAGTGGATGTCAAACTTTAAAATTGGATTAGACATAGACGAGGTGATCGCTGACTGGATGAGTGCGTACATGACCAGATATCAGATTGACACCAGGCCAAGCAGTTGGTTTTTCGATAGAGAGATACGGGACAGGTTTGATTTACTTAAAAGCGACAAGGAATTTTGGTTAAATATTCCCGTATTAACAAATCCACAAGACATACCATTTGAGCCACACTGTTATATTACAACCAGGCCAACCTCAACACACGATTGGACGCAGGAGTGGTTGGATAAAAATGGATTTGCTGCGGCTCCAGTGTTTACTGTTTCTGGGTCTAAGGTAGAGGCCGCAAAAAAATCTGGCGTTGATTGGTTTGTTGATGATAGGTATGACAATTTTGTTGAGTTAAACAAAGAAGGCATCTGTACATTTTTATTTTCTAGACCTCACAACATAAGGTACAACGTAGGTTTCAGACGAATAGATTCTCTAACACAATTAAATAAACACTAATGAAAAAAACTAAAACACTCATTGCCGCTCTGCTTATTGCAGGGGTGTCATTCGGTCAACTCAACAATTGTATCAACACAAAGGAGCATCCGTTGATACTTGAGATCATCGACTCGGCTAAGACAAACAGCAACTACAAATCAATACTAGCTTTCACGGTTATTAATAGTGATCGGATTGGCCTAGCAAAAAGTACAGCTCTAAATCTTGCATACGCGTGGGCTTCTTGTAAAAAGATCGTTAACCCCGCAGCTAAAAAGGATGAGGAGTTTAAGTTCCTCGAAGCTATCCTTGATGAAAAAGAATTTGAAAGACTTATTTCTTTTACTGAAAAAATAAATAAGAATGGCAAAGTTCAACAAGAGTAGTAACGACCATGTTGTCTTTAATGTTCGAGAAATACTGGACACATCCAGGTCTCCTCTTCACACTGGAATGCTAGTGATACTTGAGTGTTTGTCTGTTCGAGGTGTTGTAAGTAAAAAAGATTGCCAGATATATTTTGATGAAGAATCTATGACAGAGGTAGAGTCTCTCGCAGTAGATTTTGGTTATACTATTTCTGCATCAGACGGAGAGGTTGTTGCTAAGAAAAAACAACCAGAAGTAAAAAGATTTGTGCAGCCATCGTATGAAGAGGTAAGGGATTATATGGCCAAGATTGAGATGTCTGATCCAGATAAAACCGCGGAGCGATTCATTGCTTATTATACCTCAAACGGATGGATGGTTGGAAAGATAAAGATGAAGGATTGGAAGAGTGCATGTGTAACATGGAAGACCAGACAGTCAGAGCGCACATCTTCTGTACCAGCAGGCATGGTCCGCGTCTATCCTCGTGGAAGTCAAAAGACAATTGTAATTAGCAAAGAAGATTACGACCGCTCTGTTCAAAGCGGTACGAACTATTATAAACTAACCCAATGATCCGATCAAAACTAGAAAACCTAGGAATAAAACTTAACAATGTAAGATCCCATGGAAAAACTGTTTGCCCAAAATGTTCACACGAGAGAAAGAATAAACACGAAAGATGTTTATCGATTGATGTAGAGAATGGTCTGTATAATTGCCATCACTGTGGTTGGGCTGGCCAGGTTAGGGAAGACAATATTACTATGAAGAAAACATATACTCTACCAACAGCAAGACCCACAAACCTTAGCGATAAGGTTGTTGAGTGGTTTGGTCAGCGCGGTATATCAGCGCAGACCTTGATGAGGTATAGAGTTACGGAATCAACAGAAGCTATGCCCACTAAAGAGGGCGTATTCAAAGACAGAACAGTGGTTTGCTTTAACTATTATGACCGTGAAGGCAATCTGATAAATATCAAATTCAGGTCAAGCAATAAGGAGTTTAAGATGAACACAGGGAGTCAGTTAGTTTTCTTTGGCCTTGATGTAGCAGACATGAATACTGGTCCCATTGTAATATGTGAGGGAGAAATGGATGCCTTGTCTTTGTACGAGGCGGGCATACATAGGGCTATATCAGTACCGAACGGAGCGAGCAAGGGCAACCAGAATCTAGAGTATCTAGACAACTGCTGGGAGTTCTTCTCTGGAACCGATAAGATAATTCTAGCCACTGACAATGACGAGCCAGGGCTAGCTTTAAGAGAGGAGTTGTCCAGAAGACTGGGCAGGGATAGGTGTAAATACTTATTATACCCTGAAGGCTGCAAGGATGCCAACGATGTTGTGGTTAAGCATGGAAAAGAAGCCCTAAAGGGGGTGGTCCAGGACGCTAAAGAATACCCATTAGAGGCTGTTTTAACCGCGATTGAACTCTCCGATGAACTGGAACAAATCTACGATTCTGGGTACCCTACAGGCGTTCCTATTGGCATCCCAGGACTGGACAGCCTGGTTAAGTTTATGCCTGGGCAGGTTACGGTGGCAACAGGGGTGCCAGGATCTGGTAAAACTAACTTCTTTAACTGGGTTGCAGTGAGATTAGCAAACAGATATGGCTGGCGCTTCGGGGTCTTTAGCCCAGAACAAAGCCCAAGCTCCGTGGTTTATGTCTCGCTCATGGAGGTGTATACTGGTAAGCCATACCAAGTTATCAGTGAGAAGTACAGGAATAATGTAATGAACAGGGCCGAGAAGGATCAAGCCCTCGCCTTTGTAAACAACCATTTCTTTGTAATGAAGGATGAGGAAATGGATGCTACGCTGGAGGGTATCCTACAGAAAGCGGAAGAGCTGGTTAGATCCAAGGGTATACGCGGGTTAATTATTGATCCATGGAACTGGGTAGATCAATCTATGCAGCACGGAGAAAATGAAACGCAGTACACCAACAGGGCTATGTCCCAGATTGTAAGGTTTGTACGGAAATACTCCGTACATGTTTTCCTGATAGCCCATCCAAGGAAGATGTACAAAGATAGAGAGACTGGAGAGTATGATGTTCCATCTCTGTACGACATCAGTGGTTCGTCTGCATTCTTTAACAAGGCCCACAATGGTATTGTATTGTACAGGAGGTTCAGCGATAACTCGATTACAGTTTATGTACAGAAGGTAAAGTATAAGTGGCTTGGTAGAGTGGGAGAAAACCCAATGATCTTCGATATTCTATCAAACTCGTATACCGAATCTGGTACTGCATTTGAGTCTGAGCTTGAGTACAACAAAAGAAGAACTACACATGAACAAATGTCATTCGATAATGTGTAATATAATGCACAAAACCACGCCTTTTTGTTGGTTATATCGGACATTATCTAGCAAAGTGCAATCTAATGCATGTAAAAGCATACAAAAGATGCACAATCTAAGAGTTTATATCAGAATACATATAGTGTTTAGGATTGCAAGAATTGTGTGCAGGGTTTTCGGCCATAAGTGGAAGATATATTCAAGGTGTGGAGATAATGTTTTAGCAAAATGTGACATATGTAAAGAGGTTAGGATAGACCTCTTATATAACATAAGTGACGATTACCTAGAAACAATTCTTTATGAAATGGATAAAATGCAGAAACTGTAGAAGGTTGTTTACTCAGACAATCTATAAAAAGAAAAAGTCAATACCTATATGCCCATGCTGCAAAACAATAAACTAATACCATACCATGGAAGCAACACTTAAATACAATTTACCAGACGAGCAAAGCGACTTTAACCTAGCAGTGAATGGATTCAAATGGCACCTTGTTGCCTGGGATCTAGACCAGTATTTCAGAACAAGAATGAAGTACGAAGAAGGAATTAGCGATCAAGCTTACGAAGCTGTTGAGCAAGCAAGAGATAGGTTGCGGGAGATCGTATATGAGTACGGATTATCCTTTAACGACTAGGGATATACCTTGGAAGCACATACCTGACTCCAACATATCCAGCTACAATAACAAGAAGAATCCAGAACCACTTCCTGTAG